GGATAAATGAGGGAGGGGGGGTATCAACAGGTAGGGGTTATTTTTATGGCCGGAAACGGAAATTCGGGGCGCCCTGGGAAACCAGCGGCGCTCAAACTGCTGCAGGGAAATCGTGGTCGGGAAAATATCAGCGACCTGCTGGCCGAAGTCACGGCGCCGTCGGTTCCGGTCGGCGCCCCGCCCATGCCCGATGTGCTGTCTGCCGAGGCCATTGCTGAGTGGGAGCAACTGGTCCCTGCGCTGATTTCGTTGGGCATCGTTTCGCAGCTGGATGCTATGGCGCTGGCCACCTACTGCCAGGCTACCGCTGATTGGCGCCGCTATCAGCGCTTGATCGCGAAGCGCAACGAAGCCTCCGATGATGACCTGGGCGGCGAAATCCAGACGTTCAAAACCGGCGCCCAGCAAATGCACGTACTTCGCCAGCTTGCGAATGACGCGGAAAAACGCGCCAACACCGCTGGCGCGCAGTTCGGTCTGTCGCCCGTGTCCCGACGTAACCTGAAAACGTCGGCGGCGCCGCAAGGTGAGCTATTCCCCAATGACCAACGAGACGCTGCAGACAAGTACTTCAACTGATGATCGCATCAGCGCGTTCGCCCTGGCGGTGTTGTCCGGTGAGACAGTCGCCGGCCCTGATGTCCGCAACGCCTGTAAGCGGCATCTGCTTGACCTTGAGCACGGGCCCTCTCGCGGCCTGATCTGGGATCTGGCGAAGGCCAACCGAGCCATCGGTTTTTTTGAAGAGGTGCTTTGCCTCAACGGTGGCGACTACGAAGGCATGCCCTTCCTGTTGGCCCCGTGGCAAGCGTTCGTCATCGGCAGCTTGTTCGGCTGGATGACGGTAGATGGGTTCCGGCGTTTCCGTCTGGGCTACATCGAAACCGGCAAAGGTTCGGGCAAAAGCCCGCTGGTAGCCGGGATCGGCCTTTACGGCCTGGTATCCGATGGTGAACAGCGGGCCGAGATCTATGCCGCTGCGACCAAACGCGACCAGGCGATGATCTTGTTTCGTGATGCCGTGTCGATGGTCGACATGTCGAAAAAGCTCAGCTCACGCCTGGTCCAGTCGGGCCGGGACGAAAAAGTCTGGAACCTGTTTTACCCCAACACCAACTCCTTCTTCAGGCCAATCAGTGCCGACGAAGGCAAGTCAGGACCACGGCCACACATCGGTTTGCTGGATGAGGTGCACGAACACAAAACTGCCGCCACCGTGAACATGATGCGCGCCGGTACCAAGAACCGGCGCAAGGCCATGGTGGTGATGATTACCAACAGTGGCTCCGACAAGAAAACTGTCTGCGGTCAGTATCACGACCTAGGCGTGCGGATCTGCGCGGGCATTGAGGATGACGACAGTTTCTTCGCCTTCATCTGCTCGCTTGATGAGGGTGACGATCCGTTCAGGGACGAGAGTTGCTGGGCGAAGGTTAACCCCTCGCTTGACCACATCGCAGCAGGGCAGACCGATGGCATCCCTGGTCGCAAGTACCTGCGCGAGCAGGTGAAGGCCGCACGGGGGTTGCCGGCTCAAGAGTCGGTAGTGCGCCGCCTGAACTTCTGCGAATGGACCCAGGCCGATGCGCCGTGGATTTCCTGGGCGGTTTGGAAACAGGCAGAAGAGCGCGTGCCGATGCGCATGTTGCGCAACCGCCGGTGCGTTGGCGGACTGGATTTGGCGAGCACCACGGACTTGACGGCATTCGTTCTGTTGTTCTGGCCGGCACCGCACGATCCGCACTGGCGGTTGTTGCCGTACTTCTGGATCCCAGACGATGACCTGCAAGGGCGGGAGGATCGCGACAAGGTGCCTTATGCCATGTGGGTCAAGGCCAAACACCTTGAAACCACACCAGGCCGGGCGATCAGCAAGCTGCATGTGTTGCGGCGCCTGGTGACGATCACCGCCTACTTTGGCGTTGAGCGCATCGCGTATGACCGCTGGCGGATCGAAGACTTGCTGCAACTGATGTCCGAGTACGACATCACGTTGCCTGAGATGGTGGGGTTCGGTCAGGGCTACAAGGACATGGGCCCAGCGGTTGATGAGTTCGAACGGCGTCTATTGGGCGTGGCCCCTGAGCAAGAGGGCGAGGGCGTGATTGACCTCGATCCTAGTGAGTGGGAGCTCGTCGAAAGCGAGACAGTCGAAACGCTGCGGCATGACGGTAATCCTGTGATGACGTGGAACGCCGGCAACGCGGTGATCGTTTCCGACCCAGCCAACAACCGCAAGGCTGATAAGGCCAAGGCCACGGGCCGCATTGACGGCATCGTCGCCGCCATTATGGCCACCGGCATCAGCGGTAAAGCCGCCGGCGCCGGTGGCACATCCATCTACGACGAAGGGGTCGGTATATGAAATTGGTCATCCTGTCCTGGCTGTCCGGCCTGCTGGGTTTCTGCCTGCTGGTCGGTGGTGTGGCGATGGTCTACGTGCCCGCCGCTTGCGTCGTTGCGGGTGTCGGGCTTATGGCGTGGTCCTGGCTCGCAGATCGCGCAGCTGCTGCAATGCAATCCAAACCCAAAGGAGGTTGAGCATGTTCTTTTCAAGCGTGCTCGGCGAAGGGCGCGGCAACCTCACGGAAACGGGGAGCGGTTTCTGGCGCGGCCTGATCGGCAGTGGGCGCAACAGCTCCGGGGTGAGGGTCACCCCGGAGTCGGCGTTGGGTTTGCCTATCCTGCAGAACTGCGTCACGTTGCTGGCCGAAACCATGGGCCAGTTGCCTTGTGAGATGTACAAGCGGCTGGACAAAGGCCAGCGCGAAGCGGCGATCAACCACCCGGCGTATGACGTGCTGCGGTACCAGCCGAACGGATTTCAGACTCCGTACGAGTTCATGGAGTGCATGCAAGGCGCCGCCGGCTTGCGTGGCAATGGCTACAGCTTCATTGACCGGCGCGACGACGGCAATATTGTGGCGCTCTGGCCGCTGTGCAACGACAAGGTGCAGGTGCTCAAGGGCGGCGATATGTTGCCGTACTACCGGATCGGGGGCGGAGAAGCGCTGCCGATGCGCATGGTTCACCATGTGCGGTGGTTCAGCACTAACCATTATGTTGGCCTGTCGCCGATTGAGGTGCACGCTGATTCGCTGGGACTGGCCCAAGCCGTCAGACAGTACACAGGCAAGAGCTTCGCCAACGGTGTAACGGTCTCCGGTGTGATCGAGCGGCCACGTGAAGCTCCCGCGATCAAGGATCAGGGCAGCATCGACAAGATCGTCGACCAATGGGGTCAGAAGTTCAGTGGCATAGACAACGCTAAGAAGGTTGCGATGCTGCAAGAGGGCATGACCTTCAAGCCCGTCTCGATGAACAACGTTGATGCCGAGGTACTGGGGATCCTCAAGACCACCGGCACCGATATCGCCCGGATATACAAGATCCCGCTGCCTATGGTCAACGACCTGGAGAAGTCCAACTACAACACCCTTGAGCAACTGATGATTCAGTTCGTGGTGTTCGCGTTGCTTCCGTGGGTCAAGCGCCATGAGCAGTCGATGATGCGCGACTTCCTGTTGCCTACCGATCGGCGCAACTACTTCATCGAATTCAACCTGTCCGGGTTGCTGCGTGGTGATCAGAAGAGCCGCTATGAAGCCTATGCGATTGGGCGGCAGTGGGGTTGGCTGAGTGCCAATGACATCCGGCGTTTGGAAAACATGCCGCCGGTACCTGGCGGTGACATCTACATGCAGCCGCTGAATATGGTTGATGCTGGCAAGAGCGGCGGCGACTTGACCAACCCTGCTGTGCGCGCGCAACTCGAAATGCAGCACGCTGAAATTGAGAGGATTCTGGCGCAATGAAAAATTACCTTCGAGCCTCCAGCCTGCTGTTCAATCAGCCGCTGTTGGTGATGCCTGATATGTTGGACCTGGGCGTTCGCTGGGCCAACCAGGTGATGAGCTTGAATATCGTCAACATCGGCGCCCAGGGGGCTCCCGGCCTGTGGTCGGATGACGGTATGGACCGCATCGCCCAGCGTGAAGAAGAGCGTCGAACTGCGATCGCCCGCACTGGTATCGAGGTGATTCCGGTCAGTGGCGTGTTGGTCAGTCGTGGCAGCCATATCGGCATGTGCGAGACGATGACCAGCTATGAACAGCTGCGCAGCCAGATCCGCAACGCGGTTGCCGACCCGATGGTCGAGCGGATTGTGCTGGACATCGACAGTCCCGGCGGTTCCGCCGTGGGGGCTTTTGAGCTGGCAGCAGATATTCGCGCGATGTCCCAGCAGAAGCCCATCACCGGCATCGTGAACTTCATGGCCTACAGCGGCGGCTACCTGCTCGGCTCTGCCTGTAGCGAACTGGTGGTGAGCCAGACCAGCGGTGTCGGCTCCATCGGGGTTATCGCCAGTCACATGGACCGCTCCAAGATGGAGGAGGGCATGGGCGTCAAGGTGACCACGGTGTTTGCCGGAGCCCACAAAAATGACCTCAGCCCTCACGAGCCCTTGAGCGATCAGTCGCTTAAGTATCTCAATGACGTAGTGCAAGAGAGCTACCAGCTCTTTGCCAACGCCGTTTCCGAGTACCGGGGGATGTCCGTTCAACAGGTTATGGCGACGGAGGCCGGGCTTTATCGCGGTCAGGCAGGCATCAACGCCGGGCTCGCAGATCGACTGCAGAACCCGCAGCAGGCCGTTGATGACCTTTCCCATTCTGTTGCGGTAAGCCGAGCGAATCGCCAAGGCAGCCGTATCGCGGTTCGCGCTTCAGCGCTGAATCTTCAAACACTGATCTGACCGCGTTCGCGGCAGTCGTCATAGCCCGCCCTGTGCGGGTTTTTTAATGCCCAGGAGGCACCATGTCCCTTGTACTTCAATTGCGTAGCGAACGCGCCAAGCTGAATGAGCAAGTCCAGGCTCTGGCCAAGATCGAATCGGACGGCGGTGAATTGTCCGTCGAACAGCTGGCCCAGTTTGTTCAACTGGAAACCCAGATCAAAGATGTAACCGCAAAGATTACTCGCGCCGAAAGTGCAGAGCGTATCGCGGCAGAAACTGCGGTGCCTGTCGAGGAAAGCGCCCAGGGTAACAAAGGCTCCCCGACCCATGTGACCACGCATAGCGAACCCACCAAACCGGGTGTCGCGATGGCGCAGATGGTACGCCTGATGGTACAGGCCGGCGGTAATCAACAGGTTGCCGCCGAGATGGCCAAGACGGGCGGTTACGGTGCTGACGTTCACATGGCACTGTCTACCGTTACACCGGGCTCCGGCGGTGTGCTGGTGCCGGAGAATTTCAGCACCAGCGTTATCGAGTCGCTGCGACCCAAGTCTGTAGTGCGCAAGATGGGCGCAGTCAGCCTGCCGTTGAACAACGGTAACCTGACCATGCCCCGCGTGCTGGGCAACACGCAGGTGACCTACCTTGGCACCGAAGAAGACATTGCGATCACCGATATGCAGTTCGGTGACCTCAAGCTGTCCGCCAAGAAGGCGGCTGCGATCGTGCCGATCTCCAATGACCTGTTGGCGTATGCGGGCGTTAACCCGCGCATCGACTCCCAGGTCAGCAGCGATCTAGCGGTCAGCATGGGGCTGTCGGAAGATCTTCACTTCATCCGTGGTGCGGGTACCGGCTCGCTGCCGAAGGGCCTGCGCTACTGGGCCCTGCCTGGCAACGTGATGGGGGCGCCTGCTGGTGCAACGCTCGCCATTGTCGACCTGTACCTGGGCGGCATGATGCTGCGCCTGGAAGGGGCCAACGTGGACCTGGCTGGCTGTGGCTGGATCATGGCGCCACGCACCATCCGTTGGCTGCAATCGCTGCGCGATGGCAACGGCAACAAGGCGTACCCGGAAATTGATGCCGGTATGTTGAAGGGCTATCCAGTGGCACTGACCACTCAGGTACCGGTCAACCTGGGCGCCAACGGTAATGAGTCCGAGATCTACTTCGTGAACTTTGCTGATTGCTACATCGGTGAAGACACCACGCTGGCGATTGCGATCAGCACCGAGGCGTCCTACAAGGACGCCGCCGGTAACACGGTCAGCGCGTTCCAGCGCGACCAGACCCTGATCCGTGTGATCAGCAAACACGACTTCGGCCCGCGTCACGTCGAGTCGATTTCCGTGGGTACCGGTATCACTTGGGGCGCCGGTATGTAATTCCCGGCCCTGCCACTGGTGGGGCCAACTACTTGAGCAGGCAACAATATGACCGATATGAAAATTGTCACCTTCAAGAAGGAATGGCGCGGCTATGCGATCGGGGAAACCGCTGGTTTTGATCCTGCTGCTGCTGAAGCTCTGATTGAGGCGGGCCGGGCAAAGCTTTATGTGGAAAAGACTACCTCTGAAAAGGTGGTCACCCCCCCTACTGCCGCCGAAAAGGTGGTCACCCCGCGTACGGGTAAGAAAACCGGCGGCAAGAAGAATGCGGCCCAAGAGCCTGCTGAACAGCCTCCGGGGGGAAATCCGGAAGAAGAACCGCCAGAGCAGGCGCCGCAGGAACAGCAGGAAGAAGAGGAAACCGAAGACCCCGATGAGAAGCCTTAAATCATGGCCCGTCGAATTGGGTACATCGGTGATCCGGTCCTGACGCTTGCCCAGGTGGCGTTCCAGTGCCGTGTTGAGCCGGAGGACATGGCGCCGGAGCTGATCGAGCAAATCATCATCCCTGGCGTCACCGCTCAATGTGAGTCGAAAACGGGCGCGGCTATTCGGGGCGCTGTGTACGAGGAAGAGTGGCCAGCGGATCGGCAGGGTGGTGATGCACTGGATGTCGGCCAGGCGACCGAGATTGTTTCGGTGTTCGCCCGGCAGGCCAGTGGCAGTTGGGTGGAGCAGGTTGGCCCATTTGATCTGCGGCAGGGGCAGCGGGAAAGCTTTCTGCACTTCCCCGCAGTTCGGCCTGCTGGGCGGCTGCGCATCAGGTACAAGGCAGAGCTTGATATTGACCTGCATCCCGGCGTGCGCAACTGGCTGTTGATGGCGGCTGCGACGATCTACCGACACCCGGAGGTGTTTCTGGTCGCGCAGACGCTGGCCGAACTGCCCTCGACATTCCTTGATCACCTGGTGGCGGATATCACCGTTCCTCCGAGGTTCTGAATATGGCCATGCGCGAACCGAGTGCCGGCGAGTTGGACCGTCGCATCCTGGTGCGATTGCGGTCTGATATACCCGCCGAGGATCTGGGGCTAGATTCGGTGTTCACCGATCAGAAAAATCGGTGGGCAAAGATCGAGCCGGTTGGAACCGCAGTTTATGCAAACGGCGTTCAAACGGACGTGAAAGTCACCCACCGGATCATCTTTTATTTCTTGAAGGGCATGAGCGAGGCACATGAGGTCGTGCACGGTAATTCTATTTATCGGGTGCGCCGCGTTGCCGACATGAATGGTGCACGACGCTTCACGATATTGGAGGTTGAAGAGTTGGGTATCGTCAAAACCGGCGGAGGCATCTATGTCTAATTCGGCTTCTATAGACGGCTACTTGCACATTGAGGGTTACAACAACCTGCCGCGCGATATTTTCGATAAGCGAAAAATTCGTGCCGGGATGCGTAAGGCCGGGCGGTTGGTGATGCAAAAGGCCCAGATGAACCTGGCCCTGGCTCGCGGGGAGGAGGGATACCCCATCAACCGCACCGGGGCGACATTGGAGTCGATCACCTACAAGGTGTCCCGCTCGGGTTTCCTGGTGAAGGTTGCCCCTCATAAGACCAGCAGGATGGAAGAGTACTACCCGGCCTACCTGCACTACGGGGTGAAGAAAGGCTCACGGCTCGGCAAGTTGGCACCTGGTAAAGGCAAGGGTAAATCCAACCGGCGCGCCGCCGGCGCACGTGCAGCTGCTCTTGCTGCGCGGGCTGCAGGTGAATGGCGGATCAAACCCCGCGACAACTACATGGCCGACGCACTGCAGGACTCCAAGTCCGAAGTGCAAGCCATTCTCTCTGCGGCGTTCGCTGCGGCACTGAGCTGACCCCAGCCAGTATTTTTTGGCACCTATAACGCTGGAACACACGATGAAAATCAGTCTGATCGTCGCGCAGCTGCGTGCGTACTGTCCTGCCTTTTCCGCCAGGGTATCGGCGGGTATTGACTGGGATGCGGTGGCCAGTAGCGCAAAGCTGAGTCATCCCTCGGCCTACGTGATCGCCGCCGGTGACGACGCATCCGCCAACGATGTGGATAACGCCATACGCCAGGATATCACCGACCTGTTTGACGTGATCCTGGTGCTCGATAGCACCGATGAGCGCGGCCAAGAGGCTGCAGATCTGCTGCACGATTTGCGTGCGGGCCTATGGAAAGCGTTGGTGGGCTGGAAACCCGGCGCCGAGTACGACCCGATCGAGTACGGCGGTGGAAGTTTGATCTTTATCAACCGTGCCCGTGTTGTGTACCGCTTCAGCTTTGAGGCCGCGTTTCAACTGGGGCGCAATCGGGCATCCGAACCTGCTGAAACCTGGGAGGAGTGGAAGCTTGACGGCCTTCCGGCGTTTGAGGGCATGGACGTTGATGTCGATTTTATCGATCCCTCGGACCCCAACCTACAAACACCTGGCCCAGATGGCCGGATCGACGCGCAGTTTTCCGTAGACCTTCCCCAACCGTAAGAGGATTTCTCATGTCCCGCATCACTGTGTACCCGGCTGAGGGCCGGAAGACCCCGGATCCGGAGGCCGGTGATTATTTGCCGCCCGAAGGCCGTGCAGTCCCTCGCAACATCTATTGGTTGCGGCGCTTGAGTGACCAGGACGTCACTGAACAACCGCCGAAGAAAACCAAGTCCACCACCAAACCTGCCGCCGATGTCGCCGCGGCTGAACCTGGGAGCGCGGAGTAATGAGTGAAGTCAGCTTTAACAATATTCCCAGTGACATTCGGGTGCCGCTTTTCTACGCCGAAGTGGACAACAGCCAGGCGAACAACGCGACATCCAGCATGGCGCGCCTCATCGTCGCCCAGGTCAATGACGACTCGGTAGCCGAGGAGATCGGACACTTGACCTTGGTCTCCAGCCTTGGGCTGGCCAAGAGCATCGGTGGCGTTGGTTCGATGCTGGCACAGATGTACGAAACCTGGCGCTCCAGCGATCCCGCTGGCGAGGTTTGGTGCTTGCCGGTTAAAGGAGTGGGCACCAAGGCCGCTGGCACGGTCACCATCACGGGGGCTGTTACCGCCGGCGGGGTGATCAACCTGTACATCGGCGGAACCCGTGTACGCGCCACGGTGGCGACCGGTGCAAGTCCCACGGTGGCGGCTGCTGCTTTGGTGGCGGCCATCAATGCTGCTGGCCTGGCTGTCACTGCTGCAGCGGTCGCTGGTGTGGTCACCCTGACCTGTAAGTGGTCGGGTGATAGTGGCAACGATATTGCGCTGCAACTCAATCGGCTTGGCCGCAATAATGGCGAGACTACCCCCGCAGGTCTGACGGTTGTGCTTGCCGCGATGTCTGGCGGCGTTGGTTCCCCTGATGTGGCCGTTGCTCAGGCAAGTATTGGTGATGAGCCTTTTGAGTTCATCTGTGCGCCCTGGTCGGATACGACCTCGCTGGATGCCTGGAAGGAATTCATGGGTGATTCCAGTGGCCGCTGGAGCTGGGCCAAGCAACTCTATGGTCATGTGTATGGTGCGAAACGCGGCACGCTGGGTTCCCTGGTGGCATTCGGATCGGCGCGTAACGATCAGCACGTCACGGTGTACGGGTTCGAGGCTCTTGTGCCAGATCCATTTTGGAAAATGGCAGCGGGCTATGCGGCGCGCCAGGCCGTGTTTATTTCCGCTGATCCGGCTCGGCCCACACAAACTGGGGAACTGACCGGGGCTAACCCGGCGCCGGCGGGTAATCGCTTTTTGCTACTTGAGCGGCAATCGCTGCTGACGCACGGTGTCGCCACGGCTTACTACGGTGGCGGTGCAGTACGCATCGAACGCGCAATCACCACTTATCAGCGCAATGCGTTTGATCAAAGCGATGATTCGTACCTGGACAGTGAGACGTTGCACACCTCTGCCTATGTCATCAACTTCCTGAAAGCGCGGGTGACCAGCAAGTATGGCCGTCACAAGCTGGCCGACGACGGTACCCGCTTTGGTGCCGGCCAGGCGATCGTAACACCGTCGGTTATCCGCGCCGAAATGATCGCGGGTTATTACGCGCTTGAGCAACTGGGCATTGTCGAGAACGCTGACGCTTTCGCCGAAAACCTGATCGTCACGCGATCCTCCACCAATCCCAACCGGGTCAACGTCCTGTATCCGCCTGACTTGATCAATCAGTTGCGCATCTTCGCGCTGCTGTATCCGTTCCGCCTGCAGTACGCCGCCGACGCCGCGTGACAAATCGAGTAACCATGGCCCGCCAAGTGCGGGCTTTTTTGTAGGAGTAAGGCCATGGGCCAGAAAGTCGCCGGTACCGTCTACATCAAGGCGGACGGTATCCAGTTCACAACAACGGGTGGTGTGGAATGTCCGCTGAGTGACGTCAAGCGCGAATCCGTAGCGCCGGGGTTCTTCAAGGAAGAAGACCTGGTTGCCTATGTGAAAGCCACCATTGTTCATTCCCCTGACTTGCCCATCAAGCAAATCACGACCGCCACGGACCAGACCATTACCGTCGAGTTCAAGAACGGTGGCGTTTACGTATTGTCAGGGGCCTACGTCATCGGAGAGCCGGTGTCGAAGGGTGACGACGGGACCATCGACATCCAATGGGATGGCACCAAGGGAGGTTGGCAATGAGCGAAGTCGTAAAGCTGTCCGCGCCTATTGAGGCCCACGGCGCGCAATTGAGCGAGCTGACCATTCGCCGGCCTACTCCGCAGGAAGCCAGGGCCATCAAGGCGTTGCCCTACAAGATCGACAAGGATGAAGCGGTATCGATCGATCTGGACATCGCTGCCAAGTACATCGTCGTGTGCGCGGGTATCCCGTCGTCCTCGGTCAACCAGTTGGACCTGGCTGACCTCAACAGTCTCAGTTGGCAGATTGCTGGTTTTTTTATGACGCCGGCATCTGCGACCTTGACGGCCTGATAGCCGTTGCCTACGACCTGGCCTACTTCTGGAAAACGGACCCAGAGCTGGTTATGGCCAGGTCGCTGGATATCGTTCTTGAGTCGATTGCGCACGCCCAGCGCATCAACAATGTGTTGGAGGGGGGGTGATGGCAGATAAATTTCAGCTCAAGGCGTTGATCACCGGCGTTGATAAGCTTTCGCCTATGTTGGCCGGCGCCCGTAAAAACGTCGCCGCGTTCCGTAAGGGGCTGGAGAAAACCGGCCTTGGCAAGATTGGGTTCAGCGATGTCGTCACTGGCGGCGTATTGGCTGCACCCTTTGTCGCGGGTGCCAAAGCGGCCATTGATTTTGAGTCGCAGATGGCAGACGTGAGGAAGGTTGTTAACTTCGACACGCCGCAACAGTTCAAGCAGATGGGGGATGACATTGGCCGAATGTCGGACCGCTTGCCGATGGCTGCTGGCGACATTGCCAAAATTGTCGCTGCAGGCGGACAGGCGGGTTTTGCGCGTGAAGAGCTGCTGGGCTTCGCTGAGTCCGCAGTGAAGATGGGGATTGCATTCGACCAGACTGCCGAACAAAGCGGCGACATGATGTCCACCTGGCGAACCGCGTTCAGGATGACCCAGGAAAGCGCAATTCGCCTGGCCGATCAAATTAACTACCTGGGCAATACGGGGCCGGCCAACGCGCAGAAAGTGTCGGCGATTGTCACAGAGGTAGGGGGGCTAGGGGAAGTTGCGGGTCTGTCAGCGGCTCAGGTCGCGGCGCTCGGTGCGACGATGGCCGGCGTCGGCGTGAAACAAGATGTGGCGGCAACAGGCATCAAAAACTTCATGCTGTCATTGACCAAGGGCACTGCGGCGACCAAGAGCCAGTCGCAGGCTTTTAAATCATTGCGGCTGGATTCGAAAAGCGTTGCTGAGGGTATGCAGAAGGATGCACAAAAAACCCTGCTGGATGTCCTCACGCGTATCTCCATGGTCGATGCCACCAAGCGTCCTGCCCTGTTAACCGAGTTGTTTGGCAGCGAGTCGGTAGCGGCCATTACACCCTTGCTCACAAACGTCGAACTGTTGCGCACGAACCTGCTGAAGGTGGGGGATGCCACCAAGTATGCCGGCTCGATGGAAAAGGAGTACCAATCAAGAGCAGACACGACGGCAAATAACCTGAATGTATTAGGCAACAACGCCGACGGCGTGTCTCGGGCGTTTGGTGAGGGGTTACTTCCGAACATCAACTCGGTGGTGGACGCCATGCGGCCAATGATCACCCAGACAGCAGAGTTCATTAAAGCCAATCCCCAACTGGTCAAAGGCTTGGCGGTTGCGGGTATCGCGTTCACGGCGCTTCGTGCAGGTGTTTTTGCCGCGACCGTGGCCGTGCGGGTGCTGGGCGTTGCCTTCGCGGCCACTCCGATCGGCATCATTGCGGTAGCGATCGCGGCGGCGGCAGGCTTGATCGTCGCCAACTGGGAGACTGTTGGGCCTTTCTTCACGGCGTTGTGGGATCTGATCAAGGCTTACACCACCCCCTTCATTGACTTCATGAAATCGGTTTTTGGTTGGACGCCTATGGCGCTGATCATCAAAAACTGGACGCCGATCACGGAGTTTTTCAAAAAACTGTGGGAGGACATCCAGCCCTACATTCAGCCGATTCTGAAGTTGTTTGGCATGGAAGACGGTGGCATCGGGCTGACCGCAAAAGTCCAGCAGCAGGCCGAGGCGCAACGCATTCGCAATGCCGGGGTGGGTGGCGGTACGGGGGCGTTCTTGTTGGCGGATGCGCCGCAGACAATGCGCAGTCAGCAGGCCCAACGTAATGCGACCCAAGCAGGGTTAGATCCCAATCAGTTGCTGCGGGTACCCGGCTTGCCGGCTCCCGGCTCGCTGCTCCAGCAGACGGCAGCGGCGAACAAAACGCAGCTTAATGGTGAGCTGGTGATGCGCTTTCAAAACGCTCCGCCGGGGATGCGGGTTGACCCGGCCAAAACCAGCCAGCCAGGGCTTTCCATTACACCGAAGGTCGGCTATCGGTCCTTGTCGGGAGATGCACCATGAGTGAGTGGCGTGACCGAAAACAGGCCGCATCCTTTCGTGGGGTTCCGTTTTGGGTTGATACCGATAATGTACCGGTGGGCCGCCGCACGCAGGTCCACGAATACCCCCAGCGTGATCAGCCTTACACGGAAGACATGGGGCGCCAGACACGCAAATACCGGTTTTCCGGTTTTGTCGTGGGTGACGACTGCTTGTCGCAACGTGACCGCCTGCTGACCGCGCTGGACAAACCGGGCGCGGGCGAGTTGGTTCACCCCTGGTTTGGCCGGCTGACGGTCACCGCGGGGGAGTGCGAGGTCTCCCACGCGCGGGATGAGGGGGGCATGGTTCGCTTCGCACTGGAGTTCATTGACGGCACGTTGGAGTTTCCAGTCCAGGCCCCCAATACCAAACAGCAACTGGTCAAACAGCAGGATTCGTTGCTGGCGTCTATACAGAGCCGGTTCAGTACTGCGATGGCCGCCGTCAACTTGGCGGGGCAGCGAGCGCGGGCATTGCGTACCGCGTTGTCGAGCGTGTACGCGTTCGGTATCAACTTCCTGAAACCCATGACGTCGTTGGCGTCGGATCTAGATGCTTTCGTGAATGACCTGGTGAATGCACCGGATGCGTTTGCGGCGAGCTTGTTGAGTGACCTGACTCGTTTGGAAAGGACGTTTGACGGTTATGGCGCCGGCAGTCAGCTGAAGAGCAGCCAGGCCATGGCGGAGGCTATACCGGCGCTTGAGACTGGAGCGCCTTTGACGTCGACCGCCGATGAAGCTGCGATTCAGGCGGCGGTTATCGGATTGATCCAGGACGCTGCCATTCTGAGCCTGGTGCTGGATATGGCAGAGGTGCCCATTGCTGATGTGTCCAGTTCTGGCCAGGCCGCTAGCCTGGCTGCCCAGTTGGGTGAGCAGGGGCTGACGACGGTAGCGGGTGAGGCCGAGCTGACCAGTGTCCCGGTCGCTGACGACATTCTTGAATTGCGTGATGCAATCAGCGAGGCCGTATGGGCTGTTGCTGCCGATAGCGCTCCGGATCACTTCAGCGTCCTCAGTGATGCACGGCTACGCCTAGATCGCCATTTGACCGAGGTCGCCCGCAGTGGTGTGTGGTTGCGCGCCTACACCCCACGGCAAACGGTTCCGTCGCTTGTTCTCGCGTACAGCCTTTACGGCGATGCGCTGCGCGGCGCTGAGATTGTTTCGCGCAACCGCATCCGTCATCCCGGTTTCGTGCCGGCCACTGAGCTACAAGTCGCCAAGAGCTGATTATGGATCAATCCAATATCGTCACCCTAAGCGCTGGCGGGTACGACTACGCCGGGTGGAAATCGGTGCGGATCAGTGCCGGACTGGAGCGCCAGGCCCGCGACTTTGAGTTGGGTATCACGTGGAGCTGGCCAGGCGGTGGTGATGTGCCGGTACGCATCAAGCCGGGTGAAGCGGTCGAAGTGCGGATCGGCAGAGAGCTGATCCTGACGGGGTATGTGTCAGCAGCCCCCGTTCAATACGATGGTCGGGCCGTCAATTTGTCGATCTCGGGAAAGTCACGGACAGGCGACTTGGTTGACTGCGCTGCGATCAATACCCCTGGTCAATGGCGCGCCCAGAGTGTGCAGAGCATCGTTGCAGCGTTGGCGGGTGAGTACGGGATCACCGTTGTTGATGATTCCGGCCTGGCGCAGGCGATCGATGACCATACGATCGAGCCCGGTGAGACGGCGTTCGAGAGCATTGACCGGCTACTGACGCTGTCTCGCCTGTTCAGCACCGACGACGGTCGCGGGCGGTTGATCATCGCCTCACCTGGTAGTGCTGGCCGTGCGGCTGATCGGCTGGTGTTGGGTGAGAACATCCTGACCGGCGATGCACAGATGGATTTTTCCAATGTGTTCTCCCAATACGTCAGCAAGGGTCAGCGCAGTGGTACCGATACGAGCTTCGGTGTCGCCGCATCAGAGGTCGAGGCATCGGTTACCGATGATCGAATCGGGCGCAAACGCGTCAAGGTCATCCAGCAGTCCGGCCAACTTACCCCAGCCATCGCACGTGCGCGTGTTGTGTGGGAACGCGCCAATGCCATCAGCAAGGCCCTGGCGGCCACCTATAAATGCCAAGGGTGGCGGCAGAGTAGCGGCGAGCTGTGGCGGCAAAACATGATTGTGCGTGTGGTGGATCCCACCGTTGGTTTTGACCGGGACATGCTGATCACGGAAATCAGTTACGAGCTCGGCGAGCAAGGCACTTTTGCCACGCTCAGTGTCGCCCCACCCGATGGTTTTCTGCCCGAACCGAACGATGCCTATGAGAAGCGCAAGCTTCGCAAGGGCAAGAAAACTGACAACTTTGAATACCTTATACCTGCGGACTACAAACCCTCATGAGCGCACTGACGAACTTCCTCGCGCGTGGCGTGGTTGCCTTGGCCAACTCGGCCAGCAAGTTGCAGAGCCTGCAGCTTCGTTTGCTGGCTGGTGAAGTAAAGGACCAGGTCGAACACCTGGAACCGTATGGGTTCACGGCCTGTCCGCATGACGGCGCTGAGGCCCTGGCCGGATTTATTGGTGGTGATCGCAGTCACGGGGTGGTGATCGTCGTCGCGGACCGGCGGTTTCGGCTACAAGGTCTGAGCCCAGGGGAGGTGGCCATGTACACTGATGAGGGCGACAAGCTCCACTTCAAGCGTGATCGGATCATCGATATTGAAACCGTGACGCTGAATGTCAAGGCCACGCAGTCGGTGAACTTTGATACGCCCCTGATCAAAACAACCGGCCGCATTGAATCGGATGGAGATCAGGTCGCCGGCGGCGTGAGTCAGATCAATCACCCACATGAGGGTGTGCAGAGTGGGAACGGCCAAAGCGGGCCACCCGTTGGAGGCACTTGATGATCGATCGTGAGCAGCTTCTTCGCCGCGCCGTAACCATCAGCTTGTTTTCCTGGCGCCGGGCCAATGATGACGATGACTTGGACGACAGTGACCGCCAGGGTTGGTGGGGAGACAGCGTGCCTACCGTGGCGGGCGACCAGATAGGTTCACGCCTTTGGCTGTTGCGCCGACGATCGCTGGTGCCGGACACCTTCAAGGATGCCAAGGATTATGCCGATGAGGCCCTGGCCTGGATGGTCGCGGATGGCATCGTCACGGAGGTCGCTGTCACCGTAGAACGCTACGGCATCAACGGGATGCGCATGAGCGTGCTGATGACAGAGGCAAACGGCGAAACGCTAGAACTGGCCTTTGAGGATACCTGGAGTTTAATCAATGCCTTATGACATCCCAACGCTGCCTGCGCTGATTACGCGCACGGAGGCAGACTTTGAGCGAGACGCTCCCGATGCGTTGCGCCGATCTGACGCCAAGGCCGCTGCCCGTGCACACAGCGGCGCAGCCTTTGAGCTGTATGGCTATCAGCAATGGATCGCCAAGCAGTCGCACCCGGCAACTTGCGATGAAGAAAACCTTCTGCGCTGGGCTGACTGGCGGTTGGAGAAGGGGCGAACAGATGCAGTTGCTGCCGCTGGGCTGATAGCCGTGACAGGGGCGTCTGGCGCACTGGTCGACGCTGGCGTCGTTTACCAGTATGAGGACGGGCGCCGCTATACCGTTGCCCAGACAACCACCCTGGTCGCCGGTGCTGCCGTCGTGCCCGTTACGGCGAATGATGTCGGGACGATTGGCAACCTTGCGGCCGGCACCTTGACGGCGGTTTCTCCGGTGATCGGCGTCAATTCCACTGCGACCATCGGTGTCGATGGCATCGTCGGTGGAACCGACCAGGAAACAGTAGACGCCTTGCGGGGCAGGGTGCGGCAAGCGTTCAAGAACCCGAGCAAGGTAGGAAACAGCGCGGACTTTATTGAATGGGCCTTGGAGGTGCCAGGGGTGACTCGCGCCTGGGCTCTGCCCCGCTGGATGGGGCCGGGTACGTTTGGTCTGACCTTTGTACGTGACGCGGATGTCAGCATCTTCCCCACACCTGCCCAGGTAGCAGAAGTACAGGCCCATTTAGATGCCAGGCGTCCGGTTACCGCTGAAGTCTACGCCTTTGCACCGATTGATAGGGTGCTCAACTTCTCGATCAAGTTGACGCCTGATAGCACGGCGCTGCGTACGGCGGTTACGCAATCGTTGGCCGCGCTGATCAATGATGAGGCGGGAGCTGACTCGACCCTGCTGATTTCCCACATCCGTGGAGCAATCAATAATACCGCTGGCGAGACCGATCATGTGCTGACGTCTCCCAATGCTGATGTGGTCATTGCCATCAACGAAGTGGCTTCACTTGGGGTGATCACATGGCTATGAGTGAAGACGACTACAAGCAGCAACTGCAACAACTGCTGCCGCCCGGCCCAGCTTTTGACGTTGAACTACAGACCGACATTGCGGCACTGGTGGCTGCCTTTGCTCCCGAGTTCGCGCGTATTGATGCTGCCTTGGATGAGCTGCAGGCAGAGTTAAATCCCGCCAGTGTCAGTCAGCTTTTAACTGACTGGGAAGAGTACCTGGGCATTCCTGATGTGTGTGTTGTGCCTGGATCGCAAACGGTGGCAGAGCGCCGTCAGGCGGTGCTGAACAAGATGAGCGCGACCGGAGCACCCCAGCGTGCGTACTACCTGCGGATGGCCACGCAAACCGGCATTGGCATCGCCATTGATGAGTTCCGCCCCGCCCGTGTCGGCTCGACCAATGTGGGTGATTTTCTATATGGCGATGCATGGCCCTGGAGCTGGCTGGCGTCGGCACCGATCGATGCATACGGTACTGCAGAAGCCGCTACGTTGGATTGTCGCCTGCAGCTCGAGGCGCCTGAGTATACCGACGTGGTGCTGGGCTTCGGGCAGGAAGTCGTCCACAGCATTGTCAGCCAGGTCGACACCTTATTTAACGTTATCCATTACGTGACGCCTGCAGCGATCGCCGGCATTGAGGATTTTTAGCATGCAGCGAATTTCCAGTTGGACCGATCTTGTCACTGCGCTTGGCCGGTTTCGCTACGGCACCATCGTGGGAGGCGTGAGCCCAACGCCGATAAAGGCCGAATGGTTGAACGCCGTTCAGGAGGAACTGTGCAACTTGATCCTCGGGTATCTGCCTGCTCTGGATGTTGAGGACAACACTCAGGTGCTCAAGGCGATTCAGGCAGCGATTGCTAACTATGCGGTGAAGGCAACGTCATTAGCCGGGTACAACATTCTTGATGCCTATACGAAAAATCAGACTGACTTTCTACTTTCAAGTAAAGCGAACAATGCCATCACTCTGGGCGGTTATGGCATCGGCGATGCCTACACAAAGACTGCTACAGATTCGCTGCTCAATTCACTGCATCAGACTATCCAAACCGCGCTGGACGCACTTGACCTCGCGAAGCAAAACAAGAACACCGCGTTGTTGGGCGTTAACGGATGGAAGTTGGACAGCGCTACGGGGCTGTTAGAGCAGTGGGGGCAAGGTAACGTAGGCGGAGACGCGGTCAGTGCGCCAATCGACTTTCCAACTCCGTTTGCTGAGGTTTACAACTGCTTCGGGAACAAAGTAACTCCCAACTCCTCAGACAGTGATGCCAACGATGCGGGTGCCTATGCGGTAAGCAATACGCAATACAGGCTATTCAACGACACGCAGAACTTTGGAGCAACGATTCACTGGCGCGCGATTGGCAAAGCGCCGGGGTATTAATTCGCATCGATCCCAAACTTCAAAAAGCATCCAGGCCGCACTGCGGTTTTTTTTACGACTGGAGAAACATGAATGACTGATATTTCAGCGCTGGAGAGTTACGCGGGGCAGTTGTCGGAAGCGGCTCAACTTTCGCTAGGGGCGGCGGAAAAACAGCATCAATATATTCATGGCGATGCCGCGACTGATGTTGTTACTGAGTCGGGTCCAGTGCCGACAATTGCAAAGCAAGCCCGCTTGTCTCTGGAGCAAACGGCGGGTTTACAGTTGGAACTTGCCAGTGCAGACGATGCCGCCAAAGGTGCGAATTTAATCGGCGACAAGGGGACTACTGTCAGTGCGGCCCTAGCACTGAATCTGCGAAAACCGAGGAAAGTGTTCAGCAGGCTTTTTGCGGCCGCATCGTCTATTAGTCATCTGCGGGTGGTCATTCTTGGTGACAGCTTGGCCGGGGCCAAAATGCTTCAGCTCAACGCCTCGCTGGATCGCAGGATGGGCGGGGTTAACATGAGTGGTGTCAATAGTGCTGGTACAGGCGCTGGTGACGGTCCACCTACCGGCGGCTACGACCTCTCGCTCAGCACCGCCTCGCTCGTTACGGCGGAAACTTTTCAGTATCAGTATTGGCCCTCCGGGCTTGTCAGTCGTCTTAATGATGGCGCATCAGCACTTTGGGTTCGCTCGGGATCTTCGCCAACCTTTACCGATGTGAAGGTTTATTACATCAAAGAGCCCTCCGCCGGCACGCTGAATCTTTCCGTCGGAGGTACCGTTGTGGCAACCGTCTCCGCTGCCGCCGATGTCACTGGGCTTGGCGTTTTGTCCTACACGCAAGCAGCGGCTACTGCCGCCGTATTGACTACCGTTTCTGGCGGCTCGGTACGCGTTGTCCTGGTGCATACCCGCAACACCACCGTGTCCGGTCTCGACCTGCATCAGACCATGAACCGTGGTGGCCTGTTGCTGGCCGATGCAACGGCCTCCGCGCAAGGGCGTGCGATTTGGCAGGCGGCCCTGACTGACATTAACGCGGACCTCATCACCTTTGAGATGGACGATGACTTCGGGGATGGGGCGGCCGCTGATGCATCGTTCAACTACCTGATAGGTATTCTTGATGCGTCTAGTCCATACGCCGACAAACTGTTCATTGGGTCGACACCGAGAACCCTAAACGACTCGCTCAAGATGAGGTCCGGGCATTACCTGAAGGGCTTCTGCGGCAACAAAGGGGCGTCTTATCTGTTCTTCGACAGTTATCACCTCTTGGGCACGCACGCCGATATGAACACCATCTTCGGGACGGACGATGGCACCCATCCAGTAGCCGCCGCCCAGGCTTATGCCGCCGAGATGTTATGGGAGTTTCTCGGGCTTAACGGATTCAACTTAGGGTTCGTTTCTCGTGCGGTCAACGACCGTGGCACCCCATCCAGGCTCGCGCGCGGTACAACCATTGGTGATCGCCCAGGCAGGGAAATTTCGATCACTGGGGACGCCTCCTCGGGTTCGGACTTTACGCTGAACATGACGCGTTCTTTTGCACTTGCCAGCTCTACTGGAGTGGTCCTTCGCAGGACTTCGGTAAACCCCGGTGTGGTCTCCAACGTTGAGCCCATGGCCACCGACTTCGACACGCCCGCAAACGTACGCAAGCGCAACATAGTTACGGCGTCGGGAATAGAGATCACCCAGCTCGTAAAAACCGACAACCCAGGCGGCATGCAGCATCTGCGTGCGGGCCTGTTCTTCAACAGCTTTACGCGGGCTCAGCTATTGGCGCTCAGCGCGGCCAGCCAAATTGGGGCACTGGCGTACTGTTCGGACTGCACCGGTGGTGCTCAATGGGTCTATGCGAAAGGCCCGGCCTCGCAAGATTGGGTCACAGTGGCCGGCAATACCGCGATCTAACTTCGAGAGGCGACAAGCATGGCACTTACACTAAATGTGATTTACAAAAACGTAGAGGTCAAGGGAGCCTATGTCACTGTTGCAGTGGCTACCTTAGGTGCGGATAAGGCGGAAATGACCTTCAGCGTTCAGACCTGCGCCCAGGCTAACGGCGACCCTTTGACGTATGTTTACCACACGACACACTACGACATGGACGGTGAAAACCCATTCAAACAGGCATACGAGTACCTGAAAACTCTGCCTGAGTTTGAAGGCGCCATCGATTGCTGACAGGAGTAACTAATCAATAGCCTGCCTTGAGCGGGCTTTCTTCCGTTTGTGAGATTCCACCACGGCGTCTACTTGATCTCAGTCTGCTGATTTGGGGTGTTTATGAGGCTCTTCGCATTTAAGGGTGTAGCTGATTTCTAAACCCTCCTGACTTCAGCAAGCACCTGGCTATGTAATTGGTTA